GATGTCCACGTGAGGATAGGAGCGTTGGGGGCGTCGGGGTCGCCTGGATCAACCGCACCCGGCCCACCGGGGAATAACGACCCATGAATGAGCAGAACAGCGGCTCGACTAATAAAGGCCATGACTGTTACACCGGCCGCTTAGGCCCCCCTGTGATCCCATTGGGGTTCTTCTTCCCAAATTCGGAATGTCACATCCCAGGCAGTAACGAATGCCCGAAACTTCGGCATTTGCGGAGAGATACCCTTAAAGGCCCGGTAGGACTGCATAAGGCGCGACCCCCACCATCCCCGTAGAGTAACAACATCATGGGTTTCGGGTGGCGAGCGCCGCAGAACCCAAACATCGTCTGTCATGATTGACCCACCGGCTCGCGTTCCGCCCTCTCACGGGCGATCTGCGCATCGTTATCGGCCTTGACATTGGCCACATGAATACCGGCCGCCGCCTTCATGTTATCGATCTCGATCTGGTTCTCGGCCTTCTTACGTTCAATGGCCATAGCATTATCGGCCTTGGTCATCTCAAGTTGAACCTCGAATTCAAACTCGCGCTGGCGCTGCTCCATGTCGGCCGCGGTCTTCTGCTGCTCGAGCTGAAAGCCGGCCATCATCTCCTGTTGTTTCAACTGTGCCATCTGTTGCGCCGCCATCACCTTCGGATCGGGCGGGGGCGGTTGCTGAGCCTTCTGTTGAATCTTGTCCAGCATCTTCTTTTTCACACTGGACTGAATCGGCGCAAGCTCAAGAGCGACCTCGGGGAACTCCTGCGCAAATGCCGGGCCTAGCGTCTGTAGGACCTGCGCGCTGTCGGCCATCATGTTGACCTGGTCCGGACCCTCATCAATGATGATGTCCACATCCAAAGAGCCGATCGCATTCACAAGCTGCGGCTGGCCGGTCTGTGGGTTGATCTCCAGCTTGTTGACCTGAAGAAACTGTGCCACCCCCTCATCATCGGTCACCCTGATCCATCGCTCGGCCTTCCAATGCCGGGTGATGATATCCCAGATGTCACGATACACACGGATTTTCCAGCTTTTGAAGGCTGAAAGGAACGGGCCGAGCTCAGCGAGCCCAGCCTGTTGTAGTAGCGCGATAGCTCGGCCAGAAGAATCCTCAAGCCCCTGTCCGATAAGCGCAGGATTGGGTCCGAAGTTCTCGATTTCATTCTTGGCCTCTTGCAAGAATTCGAGTTGCGCTTTCATGTCACCGAATTGACGGGCGTCATCGAACTGCGGCGGCTCCGCTCCAGGAGGATACTCAATCACACCATCGGGTCTCGCCGCCTCCTTGCGGATGACCTCGATGTCATCGACCGAGCCCTGCTGAATAATCAATCGGCGGGCGTTGGCGTTGTGCAGCGCCTTTGACCTGCGATGGTTGATCTCGTCCTGCGGAGACTTCAGGTTCCGTACAAACCCATAACGATCCCCGTCATGATCTACAGAAGCCGAGAACATCCGGAAACGAGAAAACGTCTTGCCCTTATTGTCCACAAACGGGCTTGTCCCGCGCATGAGCATGGTATTGGCGATGTACAGACACCAACGCCACTTCCCGCCCTTGATATACCAGTGATCGATTAGCCGGACGCGCTTTTCATTGACGTTGATCCAAGTCCGCTCCCGATCGAAGTCGGACGCCGTCGCCATGTCAGAACCCTGCTCGATCAGGCCGTCAATCTCATCGGCCTTATCCGGAGCTAGTTCCTTGGCAAGCTCTACATCGACCCACTTCGCTACTCCCATATAGCGGGCGTCGGTAAACCCCTCATCAAAGGACCGCTTGTCGTAAAAGAACGTGTCCCCGTAGACGATGTGTAGCCCTAGCTCCGGATCGCCATGGTCTCCCTGCTCCAGATCATACTCAATCCCGGCTATGCCATCGATCGCCCCTAACCTAGAGATACGGGTGGACTTGGACTTCCAGTCCGAACTATCCAGCACATACCGCAGCGTTGCGGTAGCGAGCTCGGCGCCCTCCTCGTGCTTGGGCGTCCGAGCATAAGCTTTAGGGTCTTGTCTCAGCTTTTCAACCAGCCCAACAACCGCATCAATCTTGCGAACGATCCGATTAGACGTGATGACCGGCTGCTTGCGTTTCTCGAGAACGCGGATTTCCTCTGCCGTCCACTGTGACCCATGATAGTAGTGACGGGCTTCCCTGGCCTCTTTGATTTCCGCATCGGCAGCCCCAAGATAGTCGTAGTATTGCCGACGCAAGCGGGTCAGGTCGTAATGGTCCCCATCACGGTCTTCCGGTTCCTGCGGCGTCGCAGCATACGGCTGCGCCGCGCCTTGTGGAAACTGGAGGAGTTGTGCGGATTCAGCCATTGATCAGTCTTTATCGTCATTTTGATCAACAACATGATGAAACCCAATGGCATCCTTTAATGTCGGCTGTTGTAGCCGTGGAATAACCGAGCCATTGTTCGGGATATTCCAGTAACCCCGCTCGCGCTTATGATCCCGATGAATTGGCCTCTTGCTTGAGTGTTGCGATCGATCCGTCATGTTATCTCCTGCTACCACGTCTTAAAACTCGCTGTCGGTTCCTGGATCGACTTGTAGCCGCTCGGATACTTGGGCTTCTCGGTCTCAGTCTTGGGCTTCACACCCACAAGCATGTGATCGAGGAGCTGGCCTACGAGACCGAGCGCATCGACTTGATCGTCGTGCTTTCCGGCGGGGAAGCTAAGCAATTCACTTCTAAGATCGGGATACCATGAAGCTCCAATTGGTACGTAAAGCCCTTCAAGGGCCATCCTGCCGCGTATTGACTGGGCACGTACAGCCTTATCACCGCGAGTTGGGAAGGCTTCTCTTGCAACATATGCTTTGCGCTCACGTTGCCTTCGATCAAGGTATGGACCGACGCCAGATCGGATTTGACCCTGCTCCTCAGCCCATCCAATTGGTTTCCAATCTCGGACAAGGTCGCAGAAGGCCTCGATCCAATCGTCAGATGCGGACTGCTTGCGCCACAGGTCGAGCAGGTACATCCGTCCTTCAGGATCAAGTCCAACAACGGCGTGGACCGTATAATCTCCGCCGTCCGCAGTAACAGCGTAGTCTGACCCGCCGTAAACTCGCATTGTGGTGCGGGCTGGGGCTTTGTCATACGGTCTAAGCCATTCCGACTTGAAGTAGTCGCCCTCTTCCGGCGCCGGCCGCTGCTGATACAGCGCCGACCACATCATCGGCGAGGTCTCGCGCTGGCGGGCGCGAAGGAATGAACCGTAGTCGTAGCCTTCAGGATCGTCCCAGAGATACTCGCCGGGCTCGCGACCTAGACGATCGCCTGCCTCGGCTATGGCCGGGATGGATATGACGCGCCCTCGGACGATGCCCCTGTTAATCTGGTCCAACACCCTGCCGGCCACATCCTCCTCGTGCCAGCGGGTATTCATCAGGATGCGTTTTGCGCCCGGCTTCAGACGTGCGCTGAAGTCGTCTATGTACCAATCCCATCGCTTTTGCCGGATGGTCTCGGAATAGGCGTCCTCTCGGTTTCCAAAGAAGTCGTCGCCAAGACCGAGATCGGCACGGAACCCCGATATACCCACTCCCGCACCGACGCCGTAATATTCACCCCCGGACTCCAGCGCCCATCGGGCAGCAGCCTTGTTGTCGTCAGCAAGCCTAATGCCGAGTATTTTCGATTCAAGGTCGATATCATTTCTGACCCTTCGTCCCCAACGTTCCGCGAATTCTATCGCATGGGTGGCCGCTAGAATCGAATTGCGGGGGTATCTGGCGAGATACCAGGACGGCGTGAGAACTGAAACCCATGTAGACTTAGCCGAGCCGGGCGGAGCGAACAGCAGCAGGACTTCATCGTCGCTGTCCAAGAAATCTTCAATCTGCTCACAAATCAGCCTGTGATGCGGAGCAGGATCAAAGCCCTTGTACCGGCCCCATTCAATTAAGCTGCGACGGATGAATCGGCGCTTCAGCAGTTCCTTCGCCGCTTCCGGTGGCGATACTTGCAAGCTCATCGTCACTCATCTCGATTGCCCTGCGGAATTGGCCAGCATCGCCCGTATTGAACTGCGGCGGCCTGCCATAGCCGCGATCAAGCATGGCTGTGGACGCCGTGACCCGAGCGGCCGGCGGCGCGTCGCTGTCTTTCATGATCGAAGCCAGCGTCTTCAGCGCCTCGGGACAATGAGTGCGTGCAAGCTCTTGAATGGTCTTGTCCTTTTTTGGACGACCACCAGGATTTCCGCTTGATCCCTTCTGAAACGCCATTGTTAACCTGTTGTTCTGTGCAGCCCTACCCACTCCCTCGTGGGACAAATGCGCTGCCGGCCAGCGGGGCTGGGAGCCTGTGCCGGCCGACGACCCTGCAGCGGACGGGTCACCTGATGTCCTACTGCCCGTGGGTCAGCCGAAGCATCGGGTGGCATAGGGGTATTCTGATTTGCGGGATGTGTCAAATCTTGAACCTGTGTTCACAGCTTCTCCAACGAGGTCACGGGCAGGTCTAGCGTCATCATGCGGCCCATGTAATTGGTCAGCACCTTAGCGCGCTTGCGGGCCGTGGTCGATTTCATCTTGGCCATGAACTCTGCGATCAGGGCGTGGTAGCCTGAGAACGGCCCGTCGCTGATGCGTACGGTCTCACCAACCTCGAATCCGGCTGGTATCTTGGTGGTCTGGTCGAACTCCCCTATAAACTCCATCTTCCGCCACGCCGCGATCCATGCCGCTGGATAGTACCCCGGTACATCGTGGTCGTGCATGGCGCCCAGTATGTCGATCACGCCGTCGATGTCGAGGATGCGTTGCCAGTCCTGCCGGGCGGGATCTACTTCGACAAAGATGTATCCGGGCAGCACTGGGCGCGCGGTCTTGACCTTGATGCCGCGCCGCACAGTCCAGACCAGCTCGCGCGGTACGAAGACCGGGAATGACAGCTCGGACATGATGGCGGCGGCCACCTCGAATTCCTGGCCCGTGTGGACGAACGGGACGTGCCAGAGCGGCCCGGCGTGGCATTCCATGCTCATGCCGCCACCTCGCATCCGATCGGCACGATGCTCACTTCCTCGCCAGCCTCAAACCGCGCAACGAGATCGTCGAATAGAACCCGTGCCTCGTAGTTGCTGGCACAGGAAATCTCGATCTTGACCGTGTTGAACAAGACGGTGACGGCGATTTTGTCCTGTTTGCAGATTGTTTCGGTCATGCCACACCTGCAGGCTGCTCTTCGGCGATCGCGGGCGGCTCAGGCTCGGCTAGCTTCCACGTTCGCAGCTCATCCAACGCCTGCAGCACGAGCTGGCCGGATACCTCCAGCTTGGTCTGGGTGCGGGATAGGGCATCCCGAAGCTTGCCGTTCTCGGTCTGGAAGTCGCCGAGCTGCCGGCGCAAGAGGCGCTGCGCCTCCTCAAACAGCCTGATCTGGTTGCGCTGGATGCCAATTTCCTCGGCTTGTGCCGCAACCTTGGCCTCCAGCTCCTCGACGTATTGGCCGGCCTCCATGACCTTCGCAGTCCAGTGGCGCCGCCGAGGGTCTTGCGATGCGGGCATGTGGTCAAATTGCGGGAGCATGGGCTCATCAAGGTCCATGGCCTCTTCGTCCCGCCCGTTGCGGCGCATAAAGCTCGGGATAACCGTCATGACGTGGTCTCCTGTTGCGGGGCCTTCGGGGGATAGGCTTTCCTGAGGTCGGCTTCGCTGAACTGCCTGAAGCCCTGTTTCGGTGGATTCGGGATGGCGCCGATATCGCACGTGGTGCCCTTCGGCTCATCCAAGGCGCGCGGCCACAGCCTCGCGACCACGGCGCGCCGGTGCTCAAGCGGTTCCTGTTTTTCAAGCTCCTGCATTTGGCGGCGATCCTGGAGCTGCCGTTGTGTCTGCCGCTCCCACTCCTCGGCGTAGGTGAACGCCTCGCGGGTTTGCACCACGGCTTCCTCGCAGGACTTCTCGACCAGCGGGACCGACGGCACATAGATCGGACTTTCGCGCTTCGCTGCCGTCACGGCATCCTCCCCAACCCATTGTGGATATTTGAGGAACACCATCACAAGCTCGGTCATGAACGTCTCGGGATCATGCAGGTTTAGCGAAGGGTAGGAGCCCAAAAGACGGGTCGCGAGGAGCGTCGCCGCTTCCTGGTTCATCGGCTTGAGGGTGTGCGTGCTGACGGAGTTTTTGGTAGGCATTGTAGGTTTTCTCCTGCCGATCTTCGCGTGATCCTGGGCGCGGCGCGCCGTTCGGTGATGCGCGCGCGCCCCTACCAGCCGAAAGATTCCTCACGCGATTACGCCACGTCGCCGGCCAATCGAGCTTGCAACCACGCTGCCCAGGCACGCCTATCCAGAAGTCGACGAACTCAGCCCACATGGTGAGGATCGTCTCGGCGCTGTGACCATGTGCGCGCGCGAATTGTCGATCCACATCCGAGATCACAGCGCCGGCCAACATTCTCGTGCCGCGCTTCCCTCTCTCAACAGGCTCTTTCTTTTCTTTCTGAGCTTTCTTTTCTTGCTTTGTTGAAAGACCATTTTCTAAAGAAAGTAAGGAAGAAAGATCACAACGTTTTTCCGCGCTGTCCGTGGACACGTCCGAGGACAGTTTGGGCGAAACATCGGCATCGTTTGCTTCCGATGTAAGCTTGGAAAGCCGCGCTAATTCACGCTCTTTTCGTTTTCTCTCTCGGTCAAGTTTGCGCCTCGTGTCCAGGGTGTCCGAGGACTGTCCATGGACAGATGCGGACAGGATGGCATTGGAGACGCGACCAACGAGCGCTGCATCCAAGCCAGCGCGCACGAGATCGGCGATGAGTGTTTCATCGGTCATGCCGTCCGCTCAGATACGGATTTGCACATGTGGCAGATTTCGCGTTCGCCGCGATCGTCACGGACTTCAAATCGATCGCGCTTGAGCCCCCCTGTCGACCACATCCGACAAACGGTGTCTCCGCCGAGCCAGACGTGCGCCTTCTGCTTTGTCCCGTTTTTTCGAATGAGGTATTTCATTCCCGCCCCCTGCCCCATGCGTAGCGGTTTGGCGCGCGGCCTGGCTGATGTGCGCGCTTGGTGTGACCTGGACAGTAGGGCTGGCCGGCGAGTAGGTCGGCAGTCTCCGCCCCGCAGAAGTAGAAATCAGACTCACCCGGCGTACCCACCGGCCACCGGCACGTCACGTTGGTGAGTTGGTCGAGCGTGCGGCGCTGCTCAAGCGGTATCTGGTCGTCCACGATATCGGGCATGGGCTCAACCACCGGCGCTGCGATCTTGGCGGGCCGGAATCGGTCGTGGCGCACGGGGCGGACCTTGCGGACCTTCGGCTTTGGCCCGGTGGCGCGCTGATTGCTCAGGCCCAATCTGAGTAATTTTCCTATCACGCTGTTCCGGCTGCACGCCTGTCTGAACTCGTCCGCAAGGCGCGTTGCAATCTCGGAGCACGAGAACAGGGCGCCCGCATGCAGACGCTTCAGCTCGGCTATCGCCTCGTCGGTCCATGGAAACTGTGAGCCTTTGAGCGTGCCCATCACGCCGCCCCCCGCAGCACGAGGCGGCAGCCCTCTGGCGCGGCCCCCCATTCGACCGTGAGCCGGCGGAAATAGCGCTTGTCGTCGTTCTTGATCAGCTCAATGCGGCGCAGATAGTCGACCGCAGCCTTGATGATATTGTCGGGGTCAAGCGCGCACTTCTGTTCATCGAGAATGATGCTGAGTTCGAAGCGATCGAGCGGCCGCGGGCGCTTTGCCGCACGGTACTGCCCTGAGGCCATCAGCAGCATGTCGGCGGCCTCTTTCCAGTCTTCGACCTCGCGTGCCGCGGCGTAGTCGACCCGCCTGGTACGGTTCACGCTCGGCGGCACCGGGATGTCCAGGATGACATCCGGCGGCAGGGCGAACGGTCGATCCGATGTGTCGAGCATGCAGTTTTCCGCTGCGAATGAGGGCACGCACGCACTTCAGAAAACAAATCCGCGCATCGATGACCTTGTACGGACAATGAGAGGGCTGTCGCCCGGTGGGGCCGCAGGTCACCTTTCTGGGATCAACCGAACTGCGCGGTGTCCGACTGGAGTCCTCCCCACCTCGTTTATTCAGCCGCGATCGCTGCTGTCTGCATGCCCCAAAGCCGGGCCGGTGCGACCTTGCCCTTCATGGCGAGTGCCGCGGTCATCATCACGAACGTCTTGGAGGGGAACTGGCCGTAGTTCTTCCAATTCCAGAGCGTTTGGGGCGAGCAATCGGTCATCGCCTTGATGGCATCGTCGCCGCCAAGGGCTTCAATGACGTCAACGGTAGTCTGGAGTGGCTTGATATCGTTCATCGAGCATGGGTATAATACAAATAGTTTTGTGGTGCAAGAGTACAAAAGTGCTGAGTAGCGTTCAAGAAAATTGGCGGCCATCTTCCAAGGCTATGAGCAACGGAAAATGGCTCGGCCCCGAGGCCCCACATGCTCAACGTTTACGGACGTTGCGGCGGGTTTTGGAGTTTGAAACCGCGGCCTCTTTTGCCGGCTTCCTGGCCATCTCGGCGCCCCGGCTCAGCAATGTGGAAAACGGCGCCCCGCTCGGGAAGGACATCGCCTTCCGGATCGCCCAGCGCGTGCCGGGCATGACCTTGGACTGGCTGTGGTTCGGAAAGACCGATGGGCTACCGTTCCATCTTGCTCAGAGGCTGGAGGGGCCGCCCGTGACCACCCGGAGGGACAGGACGCGTTCCTGAATCTCGGGGGTAGTCGCCGCCAGCTTGGCTGCACACTCAACGAGCTTGGCCGCCAAGCTCAGCACGTATAGGGCATCCTCGAGGTTCCCTGGCAATTGGGCCGCGATTTGAAAGGCCAATTGCGTCCGTGTGTCCTCCGTACTCATGCGGCTACCCTCACTTGTGGTATTTTTACCACCATCCACAACACTATCATGACACCCCCACAGGTTGCGTCAACCTAATTCACGTCAGGTCCATGTAATCTACGTCACTTTGGCGTGTTCAAATTATTTTATCCCCACCTATTGCAAATTCAAAAAGTTTGAAGTACGCTCCTGACATCGAAAGGGAGCCGGACATGTCCACCCCGAACGCTTGGTTCCGCCGCAGCCGCACGCCGCCTGAGCTGATTTTCATGGCCGCCGTCGTACTGGTCGCACTCGCCGGCTGCCTCGCCACGAGCCCGCCCCGCCCCGCCGTGACGGCATCCATCGCGCCGATCTGTGCCGACAGCAGCTTCAAACCGTGCAGGGGGCAGTGATGCATCTCAATGCACAGCGGCCGGTCTTTGTGCCCGACCATTTCCAGCGCGAAATGGAGAAACTGAGCAAGGCCGCGCTGATGGACATGGTCTGGGACTATGCGTTTCAGATTACGGGCGGCCAGCACAATTTAACGATCGACGAAATTCGCAACCGCCGCGACATCATCCTGACCCATCGACGGAACGCCAAGGTCGCCGACGCCACGCAGCCGTGCAAGGGGCAGTGATGTGGAAGCCCGACGCCGAGATGAACATCACCGTGAACGGGCACACCGCTCAATTCACGGGCTGGACGGGCGCAGCAATGATCATCGTCATTTGGCTCGTGCTGGCCATGGGCGTTGTGACGTTGGTTCTCAGATTTGTGGATGCCATGTCATGACCGCCCTCCTGGAGCTGACCTCGCTGGCGCTAGTCGTGCTGCTAATTTGTCTGGTTTGCCCATGACCAGCTATTCCGAATGGTGGGAGCAGCAAGTGTTGGAGGTCTGCCGCCAATCATGGGCCAGGCCGGACCTCACGCTCGAGGAATTGCGGGCAAGGCAGGCTGCGCAGCCAGTAGCGGCGCGCGATCCTAAACCCAAGTTTCGTTACTCCTCTCCAGGAGTATTGGACATCAACCGGCTCGATCCGCTTGACCCATCAAATCAGATGAGCGTGGAACAGCAGGCAAACGCACAGGACCAAAAGGACATCGAAGAGTATGCCGCAGAGCAGAACGTCACGGTACGGACAGTGAAGAGGAAGGGGTGGTGATGTCATTGCATATTAGAAGCACGCGAATCATTTTCGATCTCAACATCGACCGTGTCCGCGCCGACTGCGACCGGATCGCCTCACTGGCCCGC